TCAACATGGCAATGATTGATGATGTTGCCAAAATGATCACCGAGTTCGTTAAAGAGTATAAAACATTACCCGAAGACCAGCGTCCCAAAGTGTTAATCGTATTAGACAGTTTAGGTATGCTATTAACACCAACTGATGTCAATCAATTTGAAGCAGGTGATCTAAAAGGCGACATGGGTCGTAAGCCCAAAGCACTAACAGCACTTGTTCGTAATTGCGTTAACATGTTTGGTAGTTTGAACATTGGACTTGTCGCTACAAACCATACGTATGCAAGTCAGGACATGTTTGACCCCGATGACAAGATTTCAGGTGGACAAGGCTTTATCTATGCAAGCAGTATTGTTGTTGCTATGCGTAAGCTGAAACTTAAAGAAGATGAAGATGGTAATAAGATTTCAGAAGTAAAAGGTATTCGCGCCGCATGTAAGATCATGAAAACACGCTATGCCAAGCCGTTTGAAAGTGTACAGGTCAAGATTCCGTATGAGTCTGGTATGAACCCGTATTCGGGCCTAGTTGACATGTTTGAGGGCAAAGGTTTGTTGCAGAAAGAAGGCAACAGTCTTAAATACACGCTAGCAGACGGTACAGTAATCAAGCAGTTCCGCAAAGCATGGGAACGCAACGACGATGGGTCTCTTGATAAAGTTATGGAAGATTTTACAAAGTATCCCCATAAAGACACTGCCGCTGTTCAACTAGAAGAGGAAACAGTAGAATGAGCATTGACGTAGAAGTTCTAATTGAAACTTACATAACATTAAAAGAGTATATTCCGGCCAAAGAGCGCCAAGCTGCTGCTGACAATTTAGTCAGCATGTTAGTGGATAATTTAAGTGACAAAGAGTTACGTGAATTTGGTGGCGCTGATAGTTATACTAAAAGAGCCTTGGATGAATATTTACAAGATGAAGATTTAGAAGATGAATCTGAATACGATGAATAATGTGGTATAATAAAATAGTTTCTGATTTAGGCTGTATACCAGACTTCATAAATTATTACGAAGGTGAACTAGTGCAGGCAAAATATGATACAGCTATTAAAGGCAACCTAGAAAAGTCCACCGCCGCCTTACCGGGCATTACGGAGCATAGGTTCAACCAGCTGCAGGAAATTGAAGCTGTACTTAATTATCTTAATATACAACTTCGTAAGATACGACGCAAACACTTTCAGAAATATCTTGAAACCTACGCTCGTTCGTTATCGTCGCGGGACGCAGAAAAATATGTAGATGGCGAAGACGAAGTCATTGATTACGAAACTATTATCAATGAAGTTGCGTTACTTAGAAATCGATGGCTTGGTGTCATGAAAGGTCTTGAAAGTAAAAACTTTATGTTAGGTCATGTTGTTCGTTTAAGAACAGCAGGTATGGAAGATGTTACTCTTTAAAATATTAAAAAATGTCTTTGTTTAAACATTCCCAAGCAAGTTTTCAGCATACACAGTTCATTCGAGATTTATTGTATCAATACGATAGTTTTTTAGATAGTCTCGAAGTTGTTGCTGATTTTGGCTGCGGCGAAGGTCTTGATTTAGAATGGTGGGCTACTCTTGAAACTAGAGACGATCCGCCTGAACCAAGAAACTATCTTTGTTATGCAGTGGACAAAAACGTAAAACAAATACAAAAAGAAGTAGTAAATTTACCTAATGTAAAATTAGTAGAAGCAAATTTGGAAGACCCAGATAGATTTATTCCAAGACAAATTGATCTGGTTTGGTGCCACGATGTTTTTCAATACATGACAAATCCTGTTTATACACTACGTCAATGGAATGAAATGATGAGTGTAAATGGAATGTTGATTATGAGTGTTCCGCAAGCAGTTCACTATGAACACAATAGATTAAATCATAATAGCTATAACGGTTGGTATTTTAATCACAATGTTGTAAACTTGATGTACATGTTAGCAGTCAACGGCTTTGATTGCCGGGACGCTTACTTTTACAAAGATATCAATGATATGTGGTTGCATGCGGCTGTTTACAAAAGTGATATACCGCCAATGGATCCACAAACTACTACATGGCACGATCTTGTTGATGCTGATTTAGTAAATGAAAGTGTTAAGCAATGTATAAATCGCTTTGGATATGTAAAGCAAGATTCTATACTTACAACCTGGCTCAATAAAGATTACTATAGAATACGAGAATGAAAATAGTTCTTGCGACTGGTGGGTTTGATCCTCCGCATTCGGGACATATCTCTTATCTTAACCACGCCGATCATTTGGGCGATTGGCTAATTGTTGGTTTAAATTCAGATTCTTGGCTTACCCGCAAAAAGGGAAGACCTTTTATGACATGGCATGAACGCATGACAGTTCTTGATAATTTGCATATGGTTGATAGGGTAATTTCGTTTGATGATGCAGACGGTACTGCTTGTGATGCTATACGTCAAGTAAAAGAAATGTTCCCCGGAGAGAAAATTATCTTTGCAAATGGTGGTGATAGAACTGAAGACAATATTCCTGAAATGACGTTTGAAGATGTTGAGTTTGTTTTTGGTGTGGGCGGAGAAAACAAACTCAACAGCAGCAGTGATATACTCCGGCGCTGGAGTTCTATTGAAGTAGAAAGATCCTGGGGAAGTTACACGGTACTCAACGAAATACCTGGGGCCAAAGTAAAAACATTAACAGTGCAGCCCGGACAAACACTCAGTATGCAACGTCATCAATATCGTAGCGAATATTGGATGGTTACTGATGGCACTTGCATGATTAACATGGCGCTTCCTGGTGATTTAAATAACCCGCCCAAAATCTTAAGCAAATATGATGAATGGCGAGTACCACGAAATACCTGGCATCAACTTACAAATCCTTTTACACGACCTTGCACTATTGTTGAAATTCAATACGGCGAGCAATGCATCGAGGATGATATTGAAAGATTAGATACCGCTAGTCAAGCAGCGCAAGTATAGATCTGCTTGTCTTTGTCTTGCTTCGATAATTGCTTGTATTATTTTACGCATTTGAAATCCAATTTTTATGATTTTGGTATGTGTATTGCTGTAACAACTGTTCAACATCTGCAGCAGTTTTTGGGTTTCTTGATTCAATATATTGTTCAACATCACTTTTATGAGCGAAACAGTTTTGTAAACGTTTCACTAGACTTTTACAGTCCATTTTTGATCTCCTTGTGGGTGTGTAGTATTTATTGCAATGCAACATGAATTAACAGAATATAGAAAACCGGTAAATATGTTATTATGCGCGATCTTATAAACATCATCCTTAACGAAGTGACCCTAAGCAAATACGGCCCAGGGCAAAAATTTATTATTAGCAACAGTCAAGCCGGGCAAGCATTAACCAATTATCTAAATAGTCAAGGACTAACCGTTGTTGGTCCCATTGAATTAACAAATAAATCTAAAGGCAACGAATCTTTAGCAAGCAGAGGCGAAACAATAGTACAATTTGGTCAAGGCCAGGATGTGTACGAGTTTAGAACAGAAGATGATGTTTATTTTTATATTCGTGGAACTACAAGTGCAATTGAAGGTGCTTTAAATCACAGCAAAGAAGCAGCTATTAGCAATCGCGGAGAAGTCAGTGAAGGTATCCTCGGTGCAGCCATGTTTGCTAAGTTTACAAAACGTGAACCCGGTGAAGAAGTTGGCACAATTGGTGCCGCAGACATTACCAATGTACTAGACAATCTTCAGACACAAGGCAATGACACTTACAGCGTCACCGTCAATGATGCTGACAGCGATATAGCTGACACTATCAGTTTTGTTCTAAGATTAAAAACAGCTCCCTATCAAGACCTAATGAATCCCATGAAGCGAAAGCTTCTTGTTAACGAACTTAACAGTGCAGCAGCCTATGTCAATAGTGCAATGGCTGAACGCTATAGCAAGTATTTTTACCTTAACGGCAAGGCTGATGAAATCAATATTGTAGCCGATGGCGCTGCTAGCGAAACTGAAAAGAAGTCAGATGTGTGGGTAGGTATTCGTGATGCAAATGGCTCTATGCGAACACTGAAATTGAATGCAAGTTTAAAAGTTGGTGGTGTTGCACAATTTGGACAAGTGGGCGGTAGCGACACACAGTCAATGACCAAACTATTTGGATACTTTGGAATTGATGTTGGTCCTTATGTTGACAAGTTTGAAAAACAATACAAGAAGGATCCAATCAAAGCAGTGGAGTTTATGTATCGACAAATTACTGAAGAATTGCAAGGACGACTTGCTGGCAATGACGATACCGAAGAAGCTCGCTTTGTGGATCAAGTTGCACACGCAGTAACACATTTTGCTACCTTGGGCGATCCAAATGTTGAACTGGTTGATTTTGACAAAGGCGGGTTTAAAATTTTACGATTCAAAAACCTTGAACACAAATTAAGAACTATTGATTTAACAGCAAGTTATACAGGAAAAACCAGACCAGAAATTAGTATACACGATGTTGAGAATCCTAAAAAAGAATTAATTTCTATTCGTTGTAAAGTAGAAAATAAAAAATCTGGTCCGTATGTTCGTAATTATATTGAAAAAGGTCCGTTGCTCGAAGAAATTAGTAAAGTACAAGAACGTAAATTCAAGGAACTAGAACTACCAGATCCAGAAACGACACGAGTTCAAATAAGACCAAAAGGTCGTCGCGCAGAACCACGAGATAAAGATTCTGGCCCTCGCGAAAAAAGATAAATTTTATAAATCAAAATCCTTCAATCGGCATCTAATGCAAAAACCTGATATAATCTTGTTAACGGATCATACCGACACGATTTTTCTTAATAAACTATTAGGCCCTCATAAAGTGGCACATGAGTTGCGTCGTGCTGGGTATCATGTTGTAGTTGTAAATCATTTACATATATTCACTTTTGAAGAAATTTGTCATTTACTTAAAGAACTTATAACAGAAAAAACATTGTACGTGGGCATCAATAATTTTTGGTACAAAGATATCGGAAATGCTATAATAGCAGAAGATGGTCACGTGACTTTTCCGACTATTCCAAAAGGATGTTTTCTTCCACACGGCAAAGAAAAAAACAAACCTTTAAGAAATTTTATCAAAACACTTAATCCCAAATGTAAAATTGTACTAGGTGGACCTGACGCTTCTGATGTTGAATGGAACAAGGATTTTGATATTGTTCAATGCGGTTACAGCGACGCCAGTGTAATTCGATTGGCCAGTCATCTTAAAAATAATACATCTCTTGAAAAAAGTTATAAAAGTATATACGGCTTTACAGTTATAACTGGAGACACTCCTGAAGAATACGATATTTCACAAGGCACAATGCAATACGAAGAACACGATGTTATCTTGCCCGGTGAATGCTTACCTTTGGAAATAAGTAGGGGATGTATATTTCAATGCGATTTCTGTGCGTTTCCGTTGAACGGAAAAGAAAAATTAGACTTTATTCGTCACGAAGATCAATTAAGAAAAGAATTAATTGAAAATTACGAAAAATTTGGTGTAACTAGATACATGTTCGTTGATGACACGTTCAACGATAGTGAATATAAAGTGAAAATGATACACAGAATTTCTAAAAGTTTACCATTTAAATTTGAATTTTGGGCCTACTCAAGATTAGATTTAATGGCAAACAATCCAGAATGGATGGATTTGCAATTAGATGCCGGGCAGAGAGGTTTCTTTTTTGGTATAGAAAGTTTTAATAAAAAAAGTAGTGCTGCTGTTGGTAAAGGAACACCCAAAGAGAAATTAATCGATGCGTTACATTATTTAAAATCTCGTGGGGGAAATGATATTTCTATACACGGAAGCTTTATTGTAGGACTCCCGCACGAGACAATAGAATCCGCTACAGAAACTTTTAATACATTAATGGATCCTAGTTTTCCTTTAGATTCTTGGTGGTTCTATCCTTACTTGCTAGAAAACAGAGAATTAAAAACTAACAATTTTTTGAGTAAAATGGCAAAGAATTATGAAAATTATGGATACCGCGTAACTGGTAAATTTGATAATTTCTTGCTTTGGGAAAATGATTACATGACTTCGCAAATGGCGAC